GTGCCCTGCTGTGGCACCCCGAGCACCGCGAAGACCCGGTCGCTGTCGCCCATGCGGCGAGGGCCGCCGGCCCAGGCACGGCGGTAGGCGATGTGCCGGTCGCCGACGGGGCCGCCCGGGGTGAATATCCGCGCGATGGCCGCCGGTTCACCCGAGGTGAGCTCGGCCATGTAAAAGACGTAGGTGTTGCCGTCCTTGTCGAACTCGATGCCCACATCATCGAAGTTGAGCGACGGCGGTGCAGTCTCGATGGGGGTGGCGCCGGGGATGCTGGCCAGTTCGGTGTCGCGGATGTCGGCGAGCACCTCACCGGCGCCGCCCTCGATCCACGCGAAAGCCGTGCCCAGCGCCGAGTCACCCGCGCAGTCGATCGCCTGAATCGAGGGCCCCGCGGTGGTGTAAAAGGCGGTGTCCACCACGGCGCCGGTCGATGCGTTGATGGTGCGCATTTCCAGCGTGGTGTTGGCCGAGCCCTTGACCCAGCAGACCACGAACTTCGCCAGGTTCAGGTAGGCGGCCGCGATCTTGAAGACCGTTGCCGTCGCGTCCAGTGTCACCGTTGTAGTGCTGGTCGGGTCGGTGCCCGACAGCTTCTTGGCCTTCAGCCCGACGCTGTCGTTGTAGAGCGCCCAGGCGTCGCCGTTGACGCTCACCAGCGCAACCGACGAGGTCGTCGAGGTCAGGGTGGTCTCGCGCACCACGACGGCGCCGGTGTCGCGGTCGATGACGCGGTAAAAGAAGTCGGTCCCGCCCGATCCGTCGTCGGCACCGTAGACCACCAGCAGGTAGCTGGCGCCTGTGCCGAAGGCGGTCACCAGCGCGCCGCGCGAGCCGCGGTTCAGCCGCACCAGCGGGTCGCGGCGCACGCTACACGGGGGCACCGTGTCGAGGTCGGCCCAGCGGTCGAGGCCTGAGCTGTAGCTGTAGAGATGGGGGAGGCTGTCGGTGTAGTCGGGCGAGATCGTCAGCAGGCTGTCGCCCGCCGCCAGCAGCCGCGAGGTCGCCCCCAGCGGGTACGCGCTCGCCCCGACCTCGGTAGACGCCAGCACGCCGTAGAAGCCCAGGCGCTTGGTGAGGGCGCCGGCCAGGGACACCTCGTAGTTGACGAGCTTGGAGGCGGCCCCGAAGGGCAGCACCTTCGGGTCGATGCCCTCGGCGAGGCCTTGCCCGAGCGAGATGTCGATGGGGTTGGGCGCGTCGATCGGGCTCATTGCAGCACCCAGATCGCCGAGGTCCCCGCCGTCGCCGCGCTGATCGAAATCGTCGTGTCGTCGTGGGTGACCTCGTTGAGGAATACCCCGCCGCGCGGGCTCACCGGCCACCAGCCGCGGCATTTCACCCCGGAGGGCAGGCGAACCACCTTGGTCTCGCTGGCCTCCCAGGTGAAGGGGCCGAGCAGCACGCCCGCGGGCGTCTTGCGCGCCAGCTGCTCCTGGTCGTCGGCGCGCTCGCGGCCCGCGCGGTCGGTCTCGGGGTCGCCGGTGAGGTTGCGCCGGGCGGCGCTGCCGGTGCGGGGGGCGGCCATCAGGTCTCCCCCTGCCAGTCCTCGGCGTAGTCACCGGGGCGCGGCTCGACCAGGCTGCGGCGGCGCCCGCGCATCCGAGCCGGCTCGTTGCTGTCGCGGCGGGTCGCGGCGGCGCGGATGCCGGCCTCGATCGCCTGCATCTTGCCGACGTGCGGCCCGATGTCGCCTTTTTCCTTGGTGCGGATGTACGCGCAGCCGTGCTGTACGATCCATTCGCTCGAGGCCCCCGGGGCGAAGACCCGCACGTCGCCGGAGCCCTCGCCGACTGCGGCCAGCACCGGCGCCGGTACGTAGACGACCGAGAGCTTGCCGTACTCGGTGGGCTCGGGAAGGAGCTCGACCTGGGCGCGGTCCTCGTCGACGCCGTCGGCGCCGGCCCCGCCCATCCGGTAGCGCAGCCGCTGGATACGGCCGTCTTCGTCGTTGAGCCACCGGATGCGCTCGTGCTCTTCGTAGGCGGCGAGCTGCACCCAGGGCTTCACGTCGGTGCGCACGGTCACCGGGCCGGCGCCGCCCTCGGTCTCGCTCAGGGTCTGGCGGATCGCGTAGACCCCCAGCACCTGGTAGGTGTCCTGGGCCAGGTCGTAGATCGACGTCCCGGGGGTCAGGTTGATCTCTTGCGTCGTCCGGTACGGCTCGGGCCCGAAGGCCTCGAGGTACAGGTCGAGCAGCAGGCGGGCAGCGATGTCGACCTGGGTGTCCAGCTCGCTGTCGCTGACGTGGTCGTTGTTCTCGTAGCCCGTCGCCGCGCGGATGCGCGTGCGGAGGGCCGAGCCCAGCTGGTATCGCTGCGCCGCCATGCTTTACTCCTCGCCCTCGCAGGCCCGGTAGTGGGCCCGTAGGGCTTCGTCGAGGGCCCCGGCATCCTTCGAGGCCAGGGCATCGAGCACCATCTGCGCCGCGTCGAGGGCCTCGCTCGGGGCCTCCTCGCGCTCGCTCATGGGGGCCTCTTCCTCGACGTCGACCTCGCCGCTAGGGGGCGGCATCGGGGCCGAGCCTTGCGCGGCGAGCGCGCCCTTCTTGGCCGCCATCAGAGCCCCTGCGCGCTGTTGCGGAAGTGGATGGTGACGCTCATCCGCTGCGTTGCGGTGAGGTCAGCCAGCGCGTTAGCGCCACCGTCGGCGGCGTTGCGGATGCGGATCGCCAGCGTCTTCGACGAGGCCGTAAGATCGCTCTGCACGACCGCATCCTTGTAGGTGGCGAGGGTGTCGTGGTTGCTGTCCCAGTAGCCGAAGGTGATCGACTCGATCCTGGGCAGGACATCCTTGAAGGTGATCGTGTACTTGCCCGTCGCCGGGTGAGCCACGGAGGCCACCGCGTCGCCGCGAAACGTGTCGATGTCGCCGTCGGCAGAGCCGATCAGCGTCAGCGCCAGCGTGGTACCGCGCGGCGTGGTGGTGTGGCTCGGGTAGTGCGTTACGTCGCCCATGGTCGAGCCCCTTTCAGCTGTAGGCGATCTTGATGCGCAGCAGGTTCTTCGGCCGCTTCCAGCCCATCTGCGCGTAGAAGCCCAGGCGCCACTGGTAGGCGTCGGCCGAGGCCTCGGCGCGCATCGTGTTGCCGTCGCGCGAGAGGATGCGCGGGAACCCCTTCTTGCGGGCGTAGATGGCACCGTCCTCGGGCTTGAAGCCGCGCACGACGCCGCGGGGGCAGTTGACGTCCTCGACCAGCTTCACCTTGCGGTTGCCCTGGACGAAGACCACCGACTCGAACTGCACGGTCGGATCGTTCGGCGACTTGGCCAGGTCGATAATGGCCTTGTTGCCGAGGTCCTGCTTGATCGCGAACATCTCCATCGGGTTGACCACCATCACAGTGGGCTGGCAGCCGAAGGCGCTGGCGTGCGCCAGGCCCTTGTTGATGCCGTCGATGGGGTTGAACGAGGAGGCGTCGAAGCGGTGGCCCGACAGCTCGGTGACGTGGGTGCTGCGGTCGACGCTGAAGAACGAGTCGCCGCCGGTCGGCGCGGTCTCGGGGTTCCAGCCTTCAAGGCCCTTCATCTTCGCGTCGTAGTCGCCCTCGGTGTAGAGGTAATCGGACGCCGAGGGGTTGAAGCCGCCGTTCGCGGTGTAGGTGATGACGCCGCTGTCGTGGCCCACCTTGGCCACGGTGCCGGTGCCCGCGCGCATCGTGCCGCTGTTGCCGGTCTTGTTCGGGTTGGCCTGGATGGTCTGCCCGACGAAGAAGTTCACCGCGTCGTACTTGTTCGACAGGGTGAGCTGCGTCGCGCTGTCGTCGGTGCCGATCTGCCCGATCGACCCGGAGCCGTCGCCGTGGACGTGGACGGCGATGGAGCGCTGGAGGATCTCGAAGCTCCCCTCCATCTCGTCCTTGACGCCGTCGATCAGGGACTCTTCGGACTCGATGGCTTCGAGGGTTTCCCCGTCGATGCCACCCACCGCATAGTCCTTGATCGTGGTGAGGATGAACGCCTTCTGCTGGCTGCCGACGCGGTTGGTCTGCGCGGTGGCGAAGACAGCGGAGCGGCCCGCCTGGATGCCCACCTGCACGGGCAGGTAGAGCGAGCGGCCGGGGAAATCCTTGATCGGGATCAGAGCCGCGGTCTGGTTCTGCTCGAGCATCATCTTCATCAGGCGCTTCTCAGGCCAAGCGATCTTCAGCGCTTCCTGGAAGCTCGTATCGGTAAACGTAGCGTTGCCCACGGGAACCTCGCGACGCGATGCGCCGGCTCAGCGTTAGCTGGCTCGGCGCGCCGCCTTCAGACGCGCGACGGCTCGGCGATCCAGCTCTTCGGGGGTAAGGTCGTGCTCTGCCCCAGCGGCCGCCGTTGCCGTCGCTTGACGGACGGAGCGCGGCGGAGTGCCGCGCCCTGGCGCCGCTGGCGCCGCAGGTTTCCCGGGCTCGACCCGGCCTGTTCCCTGCGCAGGGGTCGCGGATTTGGGCGCCGCGCCGCCAAGCTTGTAGTGAGCCGCCGCACGCCTCTCCAGCTCCTTCAGGAGCGAGACGCGGGTGACGGTCTGCCCCGCCCGCTGCATCTGCTGCTGCACGGCGTAGGCGTCGGACATGAGGGCATCGAGGCCGAAGGCCGGGTCGCTCTGGTAGCGGTGGAGGCCGGGGAACACCGCCTCGCCCGCGATCTCCAGGGCCTCGGAGACCATGGAGCGGTCTTGCGCCTGGGCGCGGGCCTCGCGCTCCTGGGCCTCGCGCTGCTCGGTCGCGGTCTTGTCCCGCCTGGCCTGGTCCTCGCGGAACCGGCGCCCCTCCTCCAGCTCGCGTTGAACTTCGTCCGGGATGGGGTTGGACAGGGCCTCGGCGAGCGCTTCGGTGAACTTCCGGGGGTCGTGGCCAAGGAGCTTCAGCAGGGCGGCCGGGTTGCTGGCGGCGCGCTCGATCTGCTCGAGGCGCTGGAGCCGGGGCTGCACCTGCTCTTTCCACTGCTCGACCTGGGCGGCGGCCTGCTGGGCCCGCTGCTCGGCGGCGCGCTCCTTCTGCGAGGCGACCGAGAGCTTCTGCTCGGCCTCGGCCTTCATCGCCCTGGTCTTGCGCTCGACCCGCAGGGCCTGACGCAGCGACGGCGACAGGCTCTTCTCGTCGACCTCGCCGGCCTCGACCAGCTCGGAGATCGACTTGCGCACCTTCTTGCCGGCGTCGGGCTCGGCGCCCTCTTCGGGAGCGGCCTCGCCCTCGACCGCAGCCGGGGCCTCTTCGGGGGCCTCGGGCGCAGCGGCCTCGGGGGTCTCTTCGGCGGGGGCGGCGGTCTCTTCGACGCTCATGACGCCTCCTTGATGGAGATGGCGGCGATAAGAGCAGCATCGGGGATGCCATCGGGGAGCAGGTCCCGCATGATCTGCATCCTCATCGCGCACAGCGCATCGGCGCGGGCCCCGAGCTTGGCGGCCTTCTTGACCATGTTCTCGGCTTGGACCTGGAGGATCGCAGCCTCTTCGGTCAGGCACGTCTCCTCGTCGGTCAGCTCTGTCTCTTTGCAGGCCAACGCCTCGACGACGCGCTCGACCTCCGAACGACCGCAGGGACGCGTCGGCAGGTCGAGGCTAGCGGCCAGGGTGGCGAGGAGTTCTTGGGTGGTCATGCGGCGGCGAGCTCGGGGGGCAGCGCGCCAGCGTCAGGGGCAGGCCCCGGCGGCGCGACAGGAGGGGCAGCGGGGGGCGCCGGTGGAGGCATCAACGCTTTGCAGTCGCTAATCCACTGGCGAAGGAGGTCCATACGGTCCTCGGGCACGTCCCAGAGCCTCCACTGCATGTAGTGGCGGACGGCGACGAGGACGCAGAGCGAGAGGTTGTAGAAGGGCTCGGGGGCCGAGTAGTCGCCCGCGTCGAGCATCTTCTCGAGGAGCTTCTCGACCAGCTCCCAGGCGGCGGTGACCGTCGAGAAGACGGCCTCCGTGTCGGGGAAGTCCATGAGCTTCAGGATCTGCTCGCCGGGGATGCCGAGTTTGTCGGCAAACCCGCTGTTGAGCATATCCATGATCGTCTCCAGCCGGCCCTGGGGCGTCGACGGCAGGAGGTTGGTTGGCCACACCTGGAGCGCGTAGCTGCCCTCATCCAGCTTGACGTCGGACCAGCCGATCTTCTCGACGTGGCTCTTGGCGCGAAACACGACGTCGTAGCTGGCGTCCTCGTCGGACAGCCGCTCCATCATGCGGACGATCTCGCGGGCCGTGTCGATGTAGAAGCGCTCATAGCTGCGGGCGAAGCTGATGAACCGCTTGCTCTGGAGGTCGGCGGTCATGCGCACGGCGACGCCGGACACGACGCCCGCCTGCTTCTCGCTGCGGCTTGCGGCCTGGCTGGTCCCGCTGATCTGGAAACACCAGTCGACCAGCTGCTTGACCCAGTTGTAGACCTCGGGGGCGACCGCGGGGAAGACGATCGGCACCGGCGGGTTGCGGTCGAACTCAATGAAGGTCTTCGCGTCGCTGGTGAAGTGCCCTTTGTTGATCTTGCTGCCGCGCTCGATGCCCACCTTCGTGTGGGTGTGGGCCTCTTGCCCCTCTTCGATGTCCGCGGTGGCGACGTTCAGGGCCCGCTGGAGCTT